GCCAGTAATGCGACTTTGAGGAGACGGGGTAACTTGTGCGGCATGACCGCTAATGTCTACCCAGGCCGCGCCATCGAAACTCATTTCGACTTTTGCGGCTACGGAGGATACTGCTAATGTAGTCTGCATAGAAATACTCCTTTATATTTCTTTCTTGGGTGGCAATAACCAGATTTTGATCTCGTTTTGCCATTTATTGATTACGTCCACAGTCATATCGATTTGCTGTGCTAGCGTTGTTGCCGGTACATCCAATAACTGTTCAGCATCCATAATACCACATTTCTGTAATATCTCTGCTCGTTTTGTCCAGCCGGGCAAAACGCTTAATGGCGGAGCCGCAATTCTAGCGATGGCGTGCCTGGCTTCCAGAATTGGGATAATGGCAGATGATAATCGCTCGGAATTAAATAGGCTTTCAACGACAATAATATTTCCACTGCCGATATTCAGATTTTTCAAAGCGCGATATATTGCCACTAGAATACTTTGATAGTGAGGCGAAAACGCGCTCCAATGTAGTGACGCAGCGGATCGCCGTACTGGAATACTACTCGTTGCCAAGACCATGAAAAGGCCTGAATACCAGCAAGTCCAAAAAATGGCTTGATGTCCTGAGCCTCGAAAATATCTTGCATCGCATCGATCATGTCTACCAGCTTACTCATGTCTTCGCCAATATGCGCTCGTTGTTGGGCATATAAATCCACATTGATAACGAGATCGGTTTGTCTTACACCGCCCCGGAAAGTTGTGCGGTCGGTTGTTCCTGCCGGGTCTTGCGCGCCACTTTCGGGATAAACTTGTATGAGCGGCAAATCATGGATGCCCTCGGTAAGCTCATCGTAGCTTTCCGAGCGCGCCATGCCAACGGCTGCGCCTAGCGTGTTCTCTATCGCGTTCAATATTTGAGCAAGAGTGATAGCCATTATTTTTGCACTATTGTTTTTACTGCTCTGCCAAGTCGCCCAACAATATAGTCATGGGAACTTTCCAGAGCATTTTGCAGATATTTGCGGCCTTTTATTCCGCGGCGGGCAATTGCTCGCGCCACCACAAAAGCCGACATGCCATGCCGGCGCGCCCAGGGCTCTAAATCGCTGAGCGGCGGCCAGTGAGGAGGTGCTCCAAATTCCATTGCGGGGGCATACTCAACATTGCTGCCTACTACTCCTTGTATCGTATTTCCAAGTGGAGCAATGGTCACCTCGGGTGTAATGCTGGCGCGCAGCCGCCCCACATCCACGGGCGCATTGATCTTGGCCTTTCTCTGGACTACCAAGGTACAGTCCCGCATAGCATTGAGTATAGGCGGGCCATGTAGATCGGCCACAACCTGCGACAATTTTTGCTGAAGGGCAATGCGCCCGCGGACTTCCGCATCAATTTCCACGGCTATCCTATCGCCGGTCTCATCAAGCGTGCCTGAAGCAGCATTGCTTCTAGGTCGGGGTCGAGTGCGCGGCGGAATTGCAATTGTCCAAAATCGCCCGAGGCCACTGTGTCGGCCCACGCGCTCTCGCCGCGTTTCCACCAGCGAGCCGCCTGCAAAATACATGCCTCGCGCACCTTTGCCGGTACTGCCACCGAATAACCCCACTTGGCAGTTACCCTCACGGTTGGAGCCCCGCGAGATATGCCGGAACTAGGGCGGAAACCACCGCGGGAGGTGAACTTCCCGCTGGTAAACAGCGATTCGTCGCCATTGGGATCAATCATAACGGCCGTGTACGGCATGAGCTTGACAAGCGGATTGAATTCCGGCGCCAATGGATCGCCTGCATAGGCGAACCAATCGCCATCGCCAGCCATATTCGTTGCGGGTGCAGTCCAAACGGTGTATGTGGTCGTAGTCGCCGCTTCCTTTACGGCTACTTCGGTAATTTCCACGCATTCATCGATCCGCTGGTACGGCTTGCCGCTGCCCGCATAATAACGCGCGCTGGCAACGCTGGCGGCCTCAAGGCCATCTGGCCGATTTAGCAAGCCATCGATGGTCTCGGTGGCCGCGTCCAATAGGCCGGAGAGTACAGTATCGGCATCGCTGCCAGTTTTGTTTATGCGCGCTTTGAGTTCTGCTATGGTTGCATAGGCCATTTTGGGTCGTTGCCTCGTTTGTAAAATCCTGCCATGCCTACATTATCATCATCAATAATGAGTACGTCGGGAGCACGGCCAAGCCAATCCGCAAACTCGTTGACCATTTCGTAAACCGGCGGGCAGTGACGTTTATTGCCCAATGGGGTATAGTCGTGGAAGATAAACAGCCCATCAACGGCTATCTCGTTCCACCAGGGGATGTCGCGGGTAACACGTTTGTGATCGCCGTCTACGAAAATCATATCTAGCTGAGGGCCGGCGTAATTCTCTAGGTAGTCCCAGGACAATTGCTCTACCACGGATATGGCTTCAAACGAAGCTAAGTTCTGCCGAGCCGTCTGTGCCTCCAGTTTCCTCGGGTTGAGCGTGATAATCTCCGCTTTGGGGGCAGCCTGCTTTATCATGGCGGTGGAATATCCATAATACGTGCCAATTTCCAGAATATGAGCACCTTTCCGGTTATACGGTTTCGCCAAGGCGAACAACGCCGCGCCCTGGTACGCATAAACTTCCTGCTTCCCTTGCGGAATGGCCTGGCGCGCTTTCTCCAATGCCTTCACGACTTCCGGTATGCCGAACTGCTCCATTATTTCGGCGTGCGTTCCAGTGATATTCATCGCGGATCTATTCTCGCTTCGGCAGGCAATGCCACAATTACATCGTCAACGATTTCAACGTTGTAATTCGGTGGCAGTAGTTTCCAAATCTCATCAAGGGTCGGCCACTGATCGGGGTCGTGTGGCATTGGTGGCACGTTTGTGAACAGGCGGGCATCGTCTATTAATATGTAGTGGCGAATGCCGCAATCGCGAGCGGCTCGCAATTCTTCTTTCAGCGGGCATTCCCCAAGCGTACCGGTGCTTTCTTGTTTGCCTATGCACCAGTGTGCATCCAGCCACAAGAGCGCGGGGGCGTCAGTAGTTGCCAATGCTTCCGGTAGCTTTGTGCGGCTATCGCCGAGCATCAGCGTAATATTGTCCAGGCCGGTATCGGCGCAAATCTTGACAGCCCGCGTATACCACCGCTCGTAGCTTTCGATAGAAACAACTCTCTCAAAATATGCCGCAGCCCATCGAAGCGACCCGGCTTTATACGTCCCGGTTTCAATAAAAACTTCCAATCCGGCGGCGTCACGTATTTTCAATGCCAGTTCTTTAGGTATACCAAATGTTACGTTACCCATTCGTCACCACCCCGCGTCCTTCTAATTGTGCCCAAATGCCAGGGGGGAACTTACGTTTGTCAAACACGCCGGGTTTGCTGCCCTCTCCACCAACGGCGTTGACGTAGTTTAGCAGCGGCTTCTTTACGCCCAATATCTTTCCGTCAAATGTGCCCGCCTTGCGAGCGCGCTTGACACGGCTTGTGCCTTTCTTCTCGAATTGCCAGGGAGTTTCGCCGGGGCGCAAAAAGAGACGCAGATAATCCCGTCGCCACAGCGCAGCCTGCAATGATGTTTGGAAACCGGCATTATCTTGCGACGCCACCAAGTAGTCATTATATTCGCGGTGCGCAAACTTCATCCGGTCGCCGCTCAAATCGATTTTGGCAATACTTTTATCATCTACCATCATTTGGTAAAGCCCGCCGATCGCTGCGCCGTCGACCGGTTTGGTCAAATAGTAATCTTCGAGCACCAGAAGGATAATATCATCCGGTGTATCACTCAGCCACTTTACCACGCCAGAAGACCAGGAATGCCGCGATTGAGCACCGATGGCATAGTTGGTAAAGTTGCGCGGTAGTCCCTGCGGGCGGATTTCGTAGCGCACAACTTTGACTGCTTGGGTTTCGCTCCAAAACTTGTTGAACAGGTACGCAAATCCGGGCAAGCATTTCAGGTATTCGTTGCTAGTCAAAACATAGATATTCATATTCCAAGCTCCGTATTTAGTATTGAGCGCAATTCACTGGCGCGCGTTTTCCAGGTGTGCCGCTCATTCACAAGTTCGTTTCCGCTATGTGCTATTTTAGCCCATCTCTCGTCAATCAGCAACGCCGACAAAATTTCGGGCAATTCGTCGTTGTTCGCAAACTCCACATAATGCTCCCCCGCATACCGGTGATCTTCTTCAATGTAAGGCAATGGGCCTGTGACAACACAGGCCTCGCATGCCATCGCATCGAATATCCGGTGCGGACGGTTTATTGATGTCCGGGGCCAATTTACCACCACGCGGGCCTGCCCCATGCTCTGCGCATATTCTGGCAGGCCTACCGCGCCGCTGCGATATGAATACCCGGCTTGTTTGCAAACTGTATCCAGGTATTGCCGTAGCTTGGTGCGCTCTACTCCACCGGGCATTCCCTTGCGCGCTCCAGTACCGCAATGAAAAACAATATCAACCGCTTTCTCTAGCGGGCCAAATATGCGGTCATTGACACAATATGCCAGGCGTCTCACGGGCACTCCGGCAGGTCTAAACCGGTCAAGACTATCATGATCTACAAGCACCAAGTCAGACTTGGTAGCTTGGCACAATCTCGTTGCGTAGTGCGCATCCGTAAGTGTGCTGTCGATTGCCATGTAGACCACTGGAACTGCGCCTCCAATGTAATCGCCCCAATTCCCACCATCTTCGTGGAATATCAAGTCGTAGTCACTGGTAAATTTGCTAGTCTCGACCTGAAAGCCTTTTTTGCTAAATGAGAAGTGCTCCCAGGTAAATTCCGGCACAGGATATGACCACCAGCCCATGTTGCGGTTTTCTCGCTCGCGGGTAGACGGAGATGCCTTGACAATCAATGCAACTCGTAGCGGTTTCATGCTTTCTCGAATTCCTTCACGGCTTGCCATG